TGTCATCGCTGAGGCGTACAAGGGACCGAAGTTTGAGGGGCCGGTGTCGTTGGCGTGCGTGTTCTCCAACGACCGGGTCACCATCACGTTGACTCCGATAGAGATGGAGAAGTCTCCGTTGCGGGGAGATGTTTCCAACTACCTCAAACTTGTTGAGGATGCCTTGAATGGTTTGGCTTACGACGATGACCGTCAGGTGCATCGTCTGGTCGGGAAGAAGAAGTAATGCAGATCGAACTGGACCCCTGGGAGTACGAACACGCTTTGAGCATCGGGGCTCGACGCTTCGTCGCTAACTGGGGTAAGCGGGATGCCGCCCACTACGACAAGAAACGTATGGAAGACGAGCGTACCGCGCAGGCTGCGGCCTGCGTGGGGGAACTGGCCGTAGCGAAGATCACGAACCAGTATTGGCCTGGGCATGTGTGGCACAAGTCAGAGCATAAGAACTACAAGCACCGGCCTGACGTAGGGTACAACATCGAGGTGCGCCGGGTGCGGACCAGCACCAGCGCCGCTGTACGCCGACGCCAGTTGGAACAGGGACTGGTCCTGTGGGTGGTGCAACCAGTACCGCCGGAGTTCCGTGTCGTCGACATCCTGGGCTGGATCGATCACGACGAGGCGTGGGAGAAGGGTGAGCCGGCACATTACGACCCGGAGAACACACGGGTTATTGGGGAGCAGTTTCTGAACGCACCGTCTATTGAGTAGGGCGGAGCGGGGAGCATGGACAGCAGACCCATATCTGTTGGATGCGCTGATAGGGCCGGCACATCCACTGTCGGCGTTTCGACCGTGGGCGCAGCGCCGCCCCGTTGACCGGTACGACGCGTTGCTGCGGGCAGCGGCTGGTGACGAACCAGAGGAAAGCATCGCAGAACAGGACGAGTTGCGGGAAGTTCTCGCAGACGCCCTGGAAGCCCTCACCGAGGAAGAACAATGGATCTTCCACATGCTGACCACCGTACGGCTCAGTCTCCGTTTCGTCGGTAGTGTCCTGGGTGTCCCGAAGACGACGCTGGCGCGGCGACGCGACAGAATCATTCAGAAACTACAGGTAGCGTTGGAAGACTCTCCGCTAGTAAGGAAACGGATGCATTCTTATTCCTCTGAGGTGTCGTAGAGCGTCAGGCACTGTTCCAGCATGTCCATGAACCCGCCGACCCACCCCAGGATCCGCGACAGAGCAATGAGGTCGCCGTCGTCGGCATCATGCCAACCGCCGATCATGCCCATCGCTTCGTCGCGTTGGAACACCAGTAGTACGCCAAGTTGGTTGCCGTACCAGGAGGCGTGGGTGCCGTCCTTGATGTCGAGTAGGTGCCGGCTTTCCTGAAAGGAACGGAGGATGTCCTGCTCTAGTTGGACGCCGGACGATGCCATGAAATCCCCCCATTTGGCATCGAGGTCCGGCACATCCATTACGCTATTCTGCCCTGCGCGTAGGTCTTGACGACGGATAGGGCGCTCGCGACGCCGGCAATCAGCGCGCCGCGTCCGGTGGACAGGTCGCTGATAAGGAACACTCCTAAAAATCCCTGGACGAAGGTCCACGCTGCTCTCTCAAGCATATTGCTCACTTCTTCTTCCCTCTCGATTGTGGTTTCGCCTTGTCGTAGGCGATAGCGGCGGCCTGGTCCCGTGGGTACCCTTCGGTAATCAACTTACCGATGTTGTGGCCGATGACATCCTGACTGGAACCCTTCTTCAGGGGCATGTCAGTACCTTGGACGGCGAGGCTTTTTCTTACCTGGCATCAGTCACGCAGGGCTTTGCGGGCGCCAGCCTTCGATGGTGACCCGACAGAACCGATGCCGCCACCTGTCTCCACGCTGGTGACCAGCACCTGGCTGGCCTTCACCTTCTTCGGGGTCGTGCCGTCTCTCATGGTGTCCTATTTCCCGAAGGGGCGGCCACCGTGAGCGGCGTTCCCCAACTTGGTCTTGCGGAGATACGCCGCGTCCTTCTTGGCCTTCACGCTCATGGCGTGCATGTTCTCGCTCGATGTCGAGTCGTAGGGCTGCTTGTCCTGCGAGCCGAACGTCTCCTGGAATGTTCCGTAACCTTTGCCCTTCGGCATGTGGGTACCTCCTATTAGATGGGTGGGGTGTCCCTCTAGACGAAGAACAGTGCCGTCCAGGTGGCCCCGTCGAGGACACCGTCCGGCTTCAAGAAGCCCATAGCCTTCTCGAACTGTTTCACAGCAGCGGCTGTACGCCTACCATAGATACCATCCGCCGGACCGGGGCTGTACCCACGGTGCCTCAGATGGCTCTGAGCCAGCCGCACAGCCTCTCCACGGCTCCGACGGCGCCTCGACAGGGGTGTCACGGTCACACGGTCCTTGAAAGCCGTCAGATAGGCCACAATGCCCGCCCAGTCGATATCCGACGGCGGGCCCTGATCGACCCTCCTACCATCAGCCAACCAGCCATACAGCCAATCACCAGGACAGGTCGAAGACGACATATCCCGATGCCCCCGCACCCACAACGAACCCCCATACCGAAACTGGGCATCATCAATCACCATCTGGATGGCCTTCAACGCCACCGCCGGCACCGGCTCATACCCCCACCCCGTATAACACACCGACTCCGACCGGGCATTCCACCCCCTGGTAGCGGCACCACGCCAACCACCACCCCGACCCTCGAACACCGCACCAGACGGATCCACCAACCAGTTGTAAGCAATCCCATCCCACTTGCGGTTATCCATGTGGTACGCCTCGAACGCTTTCACCGCAGCGATCCCCGTCGGCCCATCCTGCACACCGCTGTGATGCAACACGACACCCTTCACACGGTGATGAGCCAACCGTCGGAACGCCTTCGCCGGCTCCCGCGCCCCCCACTCCAACCGGTTCACAACCATCCCCTTCATCGCACCCTCATCTCAATATCGATAATGTCGCGCATCTTCTCATCAAACGCCCGATCATTCCTAATCATCTGATTACGAGTCTCATGCGGATCATTGATCCGCACCTGCGTACCAAACACCGTCGACACCACAGTCGACGCCACCCGCCGCGAATACCGCTTCTCATTCGGCAACATCCTACGGAACCTCGACAGGAACGGCATCCAACTATCCAGCATATACAAGTCCTGGTCCCGCATCTTGTATTCGCCCTTCTTGTTCTTCTTCGCCTTCCCCGCCAGGTCCAGAGCCTGCATCAAAAACGGAAACTTGTCGTACACATGCGGCACCTGCTGATACCTGCCGCTGAACGGCAGATCAGCAAAGAACTGCTTCCCCGCCCAAATCTCCAACGGCACCTTCACCGGAGGCGCAGCCGACTCAGCGAACACCCGCGTGATCGAAGTCGGCTCCTTCATCAAACGGTTCAGATCCCGGAACGGCAAATCAGGAATCCAATACGACTGATAGTCGTTGATCTTCCACGGCAACCGGATAGCCATATTCTCCAGGAAATAATCCGGCACCACACCCTCCTCCCTCGACTGGAGTTCCAGGTTGCCCTTCACCTGCTGCAACCGGCCCCACGCATACGGATGCTTCCCCAGGCTCTCCACCAGAATCGGCACCACATTCTTCTGCCAGGTCCAGAACGGAATGATGCGCCGCATCTTCCGTTCCGTACCCGTCAAATCCGCATAGTTGAAATGGAACTTGTAAACCTGACCGGCAGCGTCCCCAATCGAACCACCCTTCTGCAACACATCGAACGCCAGGGCGCCACGCAGCACCGTTTCCATCTGCTCGTTCGACGAACGGATGAACCGGAACGGAGCAAACTCCGTCGAAGCCGGATTGAACACCACATCAATCGGGTTCCCGGTGAGCGGGTTACGAGACTCCGTGAACAGCCTCATGGCAACCGACCTGTCGATCTCCGTGATGACCTGACCGCCGCCGACGATGCCGCTCTCCAGGACACGCTTGATGGTACGCAACTCGTTGACATCGACACGGGCACCGAAACCGACACCGACCGTCTTCTTCTTGCCGGCCCCCAGCCTGCCGATCATGCCGTCGATGCCGGCCACCGCATCTCCCTTGCCGGATCGCATAGCCCGGAAGTACGTTCCGGCGAACTTGTTCGTCGACCCCAACTCCATCAAACCAAACGCGTACGACAACCAGGAACCCCCCAAACCGTTACGAAGAACGAAGCCGGGCGTGGACACGGCCTGCGCCTTCCAATAGTTCAGGAACTTGTCGTACCACTTCAAGAATCCGCTGAAATCGCCAGTCGTCGAAGTCGTCTTGAACAATGCGTTCAACATCTCAAACAACGGCGTCGCCTCGTCCTCGTTCTGCAACGGCGCCGTCCATCCCCGCGACCACCCTGGGTTCGCCGTGTTCGGACCCCACTGGGCGGCCGTCTTCTCCGTCAACGCCTCACCGAACAGATCCCTCGTCCGGGCAGCGTTGAACTTACGCAACCCCGCCTGAAACTCATCCATGTCATTGCGGGTACCGTCATACAACTTCGGAGCAACATCCTCCCGGACACCCTTCTCACCGGCCTCCTTGGCAGCCTCCCCAGCGGCCCTCACCGCAGCGTATTCCCCCCTCGCTATGTCCCGCTCCGCATAGAGTTGACGTATCCGCCCCTGCATCGTCGCAATCTGCGCCTCAACGTCCAACCCGGCCACCATCGCCGCCTGAGCAGTCCTGTAATGCTCCGAAGCGTACGCCAGGTGATTCAACCGCTCCGCATCCGTCAACAGTTCCCGCTCCGCCTGCGTCAACACCTTCCAGGTGTCAGGCAGATCCACCGGCAACTGCCACATCGGCGCATCCAACCACGCCAACCCCTCCACACCGTAAAACCCTGTCGTTTCCGTCCGACCCGTCAACGTCGCCAACGCCTGCCGCCTCCCACCCTGCCGGGCAGGATCCAACAGCGACCGCCCCACCGCACCCTGAGCCCGCTCAACATCACCCATACCGGTCCAACGGTTCTCGAACACCTCCTGCGCCCAGTTGTCGATCTTCCTTACAGCCTCGTCGTAATCCTTGAACGAGATACCCGGACCCAACGGCGCCCGCGTTGTCGAAACCCTCGGCCCCGTCTTCGCCGGCCACGACTCCAACCCCTCCGGCCCCTGGAGAATCTTCACCGTTCGAGCCGTCTTCTTCCCCGTGAACTGCAACAGGAAATCACCGAAAGGCGTACGCACAATGGCCTGCTCGTACAACGGGCCGGAAGGCCCGTACATCCTCGACGTAGCGGAAGGCGCCAACCTGTCAGCGGGACGGGCCGCCGCCGGAGGCGGCGTAGGTGCTGCCGCTGCCGGAGGCAGCGCGAGTTCCGCCGCTGCCGGAGGCGGCGGAAGACCGATACCGCGCCCCGTCCCACGGGCCGCCTTCAAAGCAGCATTCGCATTGACCAAGTCGGCCAGCCAAGCCATCTCCGGCCCATACAGCGGCCGATCAGTGGGTATCCCCAACGACCTTCGCAAAGCACCATCAGGATCAACCGCATCGGGATTGATGCGTGTGCCCACATCCGCCGTAGCCGCCGCTGCCGGAGGCGGCGTAACCGCCTCCGCAGCAGCCTCACGGGCCGCTATAGAATCCGGCACAAACCTTCGAGCAGGAGCAGAATAAACCGTGTCGTGTTTCACGAACACGAACCCCCGCTTGCGGTACTTCTGCTTCCCTTCGGGGCTCAGAACCTCCCTCACGGTGGCTTCATGGGCGGGCTGATGTGAAGCGTCAACGTGCTGCGGCTTTCCCCACACATCCGAACCTGGCTGCTTCTTCACTATGTAAATCTTCTCGCCCAGGGAACCCCCTGTATCAGGAGATTCATGCACCAGTGCCCGTCCCCGCTTTGCGTCAAACGCAACTACCCGTGCTGGGCGGTCGAAAGGCCCCTGCGCCCAACCAAGAGTCACTCCCTCGGGAATCCCAAGAGTGACGCCCTGCTCACTGACTGCCGCTGCCGGAGGCGGCGTAACCGCCTCCGCAGCC